CAGGCTGTTGGAACTGTTAATAACGTATTCGACGTTTATCCTTGGCTTCAGTCTTATCTCGGCGCTTATTGTTTGGGCGGCAGTGGCTCGTATTCTGTCCGCGTTGTGAGGGGTTGATATGGCAGGCGCACTCGACAGTCTGTTCAAGAGCGTTGCTAAGTCGGTTGTTGCCGACCTAGGTAAGTCGTTTGACCACACGATTACCTACACCCGCAAGGCATCTCCGACCTACAACACCAGCACCGGAGCGCTAACAACGACTGATACGGCTTATTCGTTTGACGTTCCAGTCGAATTTGTTGATGCTGAAGAGGAAGAAGGACGCGAAGAGCGCAAAGCCAAGCTCTACATCACCCCAGATCTGATCGGGGACAACCAGCCCACGTTAGAAGACACAATCACTTTGAAGTACGCAGGGTCTAACCGTGTTGCTCAGATCACAGACATCCGCACCTTCAAAGGTGATCAAGAGTATTTCTTCACCGTCCAAGTGAGGTTCTGATGGCTAAGAAAAAAGGTCTTGGCCAAATTGTCACTGACCTGGAACGTCAGATAAACGACGACTACAACGCTCTCATCCAGCTGACTGTCGAAGGTTTAGGAACAGAAGAAAATAGCCCTGTGGATACTGGGTTCTTCGCATCAAGCTGGAAAGCATCAACCCAAAAAGTCCGTGCTGAGGATAAGCGCGAAGATCACGCTCCATGGTCGAAGATCTACGAAACTCGCCAACCGGGCGGAGCTACTAGCTGGAGCAGCATCGGTAACCAGTGGGTCCACACGGACAAGAAACCGGCGCAAAGCCGTATTAAGCCTCGCTTTCCGGTTCCCGAGTTCAACTTCAAGCGTCAGCCCACGGTCTACATCGGTAATACCGCCGAGTATGCGGGGTATGCCCTTGAGTCTCCAAAAGTGGCAAACTTTATTCAGGGTGAAATGCGTTCTTTGGTCCAGCAGACCTTTGGGGACAAACGGCCTGGCCGCATTTTTGCCAGAACCGGATCCAGCAGCAGTGTGTTCGGGTCTTATACCAAGCTCTAAACCATGACTCTCGTAAACGCCCGAGCAGCCTTCGAAAAAGCAGTCACTGACGCTGTTGCAGCCGCTGACAACACGGTGCTCATGGTCTACGACAACGTTCGTTACACCACACCCGGCAAAACCAAGAAATACATCTTGATGACGGTGAACTTCAACCGTTCCACCATCCAAAACCAGGGTGCAGCTCAGGACTACTACTCAGGCGTCATTCAGTGCAACATCTATGTTCCCAAGTCTGCTGGAACGGCAGTGTTGTCATCTGTAAGTGAAGCTGTAATCGACGGTCTTACATCTGTAAATGCTTCCGGCTACACCGATACTTTCAGCGTTGCGCCTCGTGTTTCTGACATTTCCGGGCCAACTCCGTTAGAGCTAGAAGATCGCTCGCACTTCATCGGCATTGTTTCTTGTCAGTTCACAGCAGTTGTGTAGTATATTGAGGCAAACGGTACTACTTTATGCGCGCCTCTGAACTGCTTCGCAATAAGTTCGGCGTCAGCCAGCTGTATAAGTACGAAGTCAAAGATGGCGACGAAACGGTGCTTGAGATCTACTGGCACCCGCTCACCATTGCAGAACGCGAGGCCATCCAGAAAAAAGCCGGTTCAGACGATGCCACAGATTTTGCTCTGGGCATGATGATTGAAAAGGCGCTCGACGAAGACGGAAAGCGTTTGTTCCAGGACGGCGAAAGAGCGGTTCTCAAGAACGCTATTGAAGCCGCTGTTCTGCAGGACATTCAGCTTGCGATGCTCTCTTCTGGCGCCGAAAACAAGGTGGAGGACGCGAAAGCATCCTTGAAAAGCTGATCGTGACTGGTATTTCATGTTCTTTCTGGCTAAGGAACTGGGAATGACAGTCGCGCAACTCACCAAACACCTAACCCAAGAAGAGCTAGTTGGCTGGGCCGCTTACTTCGACCTCTATAACGAGCAGCACGAAAAAGCAGTTCAAAACGCCAAAACCGGTGCTAGGGCGCGCTCAATGAGTGCGCGGTAGACTGGGATCTAAGCCTCTACGTGCTCCGCTGTGGCCAACTACAACGTAGATATTGAGGTTGCGCTGCGCGGAGCCCGCGAGCTTAAGGTATTAAAAGACAGCTTAAAAGGCGTAAACAAAGAAGTAGGTAGAGTTAACGCCGCAACAATAAAAGCAGGAAAAGCCTTAAGAGGAACTTTTTCTGCCAAAGACATTGGAAACGTCAATAACTACTCCAAGGCAGTAGCAAAAGCTGAGCGGGCTCTCCGTAACGCTGCCTTCGAAACAGAGGCAGAGAAGAAAGCTGTAAAAGCGCTCGTCACCGCTCAAAAAGAGTTCAACGAGCAGCTGGACCGTCAAAACAAACTACTTAGAGAAGAGGAAAGACTGCAGGGTGTAGAGCGCCCCGGTAAAAAAGGTTCTTCGAAAAAAAGTAAAAAAGGAGGTGCAGATAAGCCACCTAAACCAGGTTTTCAATCATTTGGGGTTTCCGGCATTGATTTCATGCCGATTGGAGGAAGCACTAACATTCCTGGTTCTCCCAAAGCAAGACAAGCAAAAAGTCAAGCAAGATTTGGGTCTGCGGTTAGCGCAGGCGCCTTTCCCTTGCTGTTTGGCGGCGGCCCAGGCATGGCGCTTGGTGGTGCTTTGGGCGGTGCAATATCGGGATCAACATTCGGACCAGCAGCTATCGCGCTGCAAGTCCTTGGTGGCGCGTTTGACCAACTTGCTGCTCAAGCTGCTTCATTAGGCGCGGCACTAAATCCCGCTACAGCAGATGTAGACGCACTTGTTGAAGCTTTGGGCCTGGTGGGTTCTCCCATCCAGGACTCCATCAGCAGTTTAGAGGAGTTAGCTGGTCAGCAAATGGCTCTGGATGCTGCAACACGTCAGCTTTCTATGGTTGTTGGGGACGAAGGTGTTCAGGCTCTTGCGGATCTGGGAGAAGCATCTACGCAATTCGGCAACGCTCTTACGCAAGTAACCACACAGGTACTGGCGCAAATTGCCAAGTTGACAGGCGGTATTGTGAAAGAAATAGCTAACACTGTGGAGGTTAGCGCTCTACTGACTGCCGCAAAAACATCTGACGATCCTCGGCAAAAAGCACTTCAAGAGAAACTAGCTGACGTTCGGATTAAACCCGGAGAACGAGGAATAAGCCCCGAACGAGCACGGATTGAAGCTGAGATGGTGGAAGTACAACGGACAATTCGTAAAGAAGAAGAAGGCAGGCTGCAAGCAGCCGTGGAACGAGCACGTGCAGGCTCCGTTGAGCACACTATCGCTAAAAACAATCTAGCTATTGCCAAACTAGACGGAGATCTTACGAATAAACGGGTATTTAGTTTAGAAAAAGCAAATATATTTCAAGAAGCGCGAAAGAAATCACAACAAGAAGGTGCCGATATAAAACTAATTGAGCTTCAAAGAGATGAGCAACTTCTGGACCTAACTAATAGAAGAAATGCTCTGATAGATGCTGCAAATAAACAAGCTGAGAGAGCGACGAATCGTCAAAACGCTGCTGCTGAAAGAGAACGCAAGAAAAAAGAAAGAGAACGCGAAAGAGCCGCAGCGGCTTTTGAACGACAGGAACAACAACTAATTAACTTGCAACTTCGGGGAGAGGCTCAGCGTGAACGGGAAGTTGAGCTTGCCGGTCAGCGTATTGACAAGTACAGCGATCAGCTCCGGTTACTCGAAGCGCAAATAAACGGAACAGAAGACCAAGTACGCTTAGAAATTGACCTTGCAAACGCTGCAGGAGAGGTGGAACGCAACTATGTAAAACGCATTTTTGCCGCTAAGCAAACCCTGGAACAACTAGAAGAACAAAAAAGAGTATTTGAAGCTATTGGAGACACGATCAAGACCGGTGTAGTTGACGGTATTACTGCTGCTATAGACCAGACCCGCACTCTTGGGGAGGTAGCCAGCAATGTGCTGCGAACCATCGCAAACCAGCTGCTGCGCCTCGGCGTCAACCAGCTGTTCGGGTCGTTTGGTTTTGGTGGGGGCGGAGGAGGTTCAACAGGCCCAAATGTTGATTTGGTAGGCCAGTACATGGGCGAAAGAGCGCTTGGCGGGCCTGTTGGAGCAGGTCGTCCCTACATGGTTGGTGAACGTGGCCCTGAGTTGTTTGTCCCTGGAGCGCAGGGCAATATCGTTCCAAACAACGCAATGGGCGGGGCTAATGTGACGGTAAACGTGGATGCTTCTGGTTCGTCTGTCGAAGGCAACTCTGATCAAGCAGCACAACTTGGCAGGATGCTTGGCGCTGCAGTGCAGGCTGAGCTAGTCAAGCAAAAACGTCCTGGCGGTCTTCTTGCAAGCTAATGG